GTGCCCGAGCCGCCGATCTGGTCGACCGTGATCGTCAGCGTGGTGCCGCTATAGGTCGCCGGCCCGATCATATAATTGTTTTGGTTAGCCGAGGAAGCCGCCCGCACCCGCGCGCCGTTATAGGCCAGCGCCGATTGCGTAGCGAATACTTTAGCCGGCGGTGATAGTCCGATCAGCATCGACGTCGACGAGGTGCCGCCATAGCCGAGCGCGGCGAGCCCTACCGACACCACCCAGACGCCGCCGGATTTCACCCACCATTGCCCGGTGTTTGGCTTGAAAGCGAGTTGGCCGTCGTCACCATAGCTCGGGTCTGGATTGGCTTCTGAGGCGCCGACAATAAACGGCAGCCCGTCGGTGTGCAGCTTTTCCAGCATGACGCCGACGTCTTCGGCGGCGGCAACGCCGACGACGCGGCCAACATAATTCTGATAGATCACATAGGGCTGGCTAGTCTGCGCGGCGCCAGTCCACTTCTCCACCTTCAGATGGGTGGCGTCGGTGACTTCGGTGATCAGCACGGTCGCCAGGCCGTTGATGGACAGGAAGTCGCCCTGCTTGGCGTTGATGCTGGTCCAGCTCGTGCCGGTCCCGGTGACGACGGTGCCGCCAGCGGCGACCGAGGCCGTGCCGGTGGAATAGGTTGGCAGTGCCATTAAAGCCTCGCTCGCAATTCGATCATCGGGTCGGCGCCATCGGGCGCGGTGTCGCACGCCTCGATCATGCCGGCGGCGTCGCGGAAATGTTTCGACAGGTCGCGCAATTGCCTGCGGTATTCTTTCCAGGCCTCGCGCGCCTTGTCGTCGATCGGATAGTCGGACACCATGAAAACATCGGTGCGTTGCAGTTCGCGGAATGCCGCCACCTGCACATCTTGCACCGTTGGCACCAGCGCCGCGCGGATTTCTTCCGGCGTCTTATCGATCAGCTCGCCGGTATCAGGATCGATTTTCTGCGTCTCCGGATCGGGCTGCACCGGTTGAGTAAAGAACGCGATGGCCATGCCTTCGATCGGCTGCGGGTCGAACGAATTACCCCAGCCCAATATGGTGCCGTCGGCAGGATTGTAGTGGATGAAAAACTTCACCGCTTGCCTGCCATCGCCCAAATCGTGCGCGCAGCAATCACGGGCGTGCCGGTAGTCTGTGCCCACCAGTTACCCTGCACCGCGATGTTGTCTACGCCACCGCTGGCGGTAAAAGTGTAAGAGCCGGACAGCGCCATAAACCAGTCCTGGCTATTATTGGTCTGCACCGTGTGAACTAGACTGCCGTTTATATACAGCCTGATATAGGGATTGCCGCCAGTGCCGCTGTAGGCGACGTTGGCGGTAAACCCGGCAATGACCGTGATCGGCTTGCCAGCTAGTCCGGTAGTGTCAATAGAAAGGTTGACGGAAGATACCGTAATCTCGGCCGTTGGTCCGACACCATCGCCGCGGGTTTCCGCTACCGGCACCGTCACCGCATTATCGCCGATGCTCAGGCTGTTGACACTAAGCGCGCCAATTTTGCCGCTGGCCGAGGTGATGGTGCCGGTCACCAGCCGATCGGCGCTGATGCTATTGGCCGCGATTTCGCTGGCGGTAATGGTTCCAGCTGCTATCTCGTTTGCCGTGATGGTATCAGTTGCAATCTGATTGGCGGTGATGGTGTCGGCGATAAGTTTGGTGCCGGCAATGGTGCCATCGACATACATATCGCCACGGATGCCGATCGAGGGCACCCCGGAAATACTGCCGACCACAAAGATCTGTTTCGGCGCCCCGCCGCCAACGCCCGGCGAGGCAATCAAAAACTTATCAGTAACGAACGTCGTCGACGAAACGCCCGCCCCGCCGTTGACCAGTTCGAAACCGGTAGCGTAGCCATTAACGTCAAGCGTTACCGAATACTGCGCGGCGCCCCAACCCTCAATCGAAGCGATCGCTGTGGCGTTGATTACAATCGAAGCGGTATTTTCACCGACGGTAGCTTCTAGCGTGTCGACCGTTGAGGCCAGCGCCGTATCGGCGTCGGTCATCACGGTTTCGAGGTGGGTGATTTCAGCAAATGCCGCATCGGTGCGGCTCGACATCTGTGATCGGGTTTCTTTGACGTCGAGCCAGTTGCGGGTGCCGTCGGTGGCCTGCAGCGTCGCAAACCGCTGCTCGACTTCCGCCAAGCGGTCGTTGAGATAGTCCATAACCGTGGTGACTTGGGTGGTAATCCACCCCGGAATATCCGCCGCCGGGACGCTCGGCGTGGTGACGTCGAGCCAGTCCGACCACAACATTTCGCGAGGGCTCGATGGCAGATATTGGCCGCGTATCTGGTAGGCGGTCTCCTCGATTAGCCCTTGCGAAACGATCAACGCGCCGGCGGCGAGCTGGTCAGTTCGGCCGCGAGTAACGTGGCTTGAATCGATAGTTAGCCGCACCTCGTATTGAATGCCGACCACGCCAGGCTGCGTGCCGTCCCAGGCGATCCGGATAGCGGCACGGCGTCCGAGGCCATCGCTATCGTAGAGCAAATATGGTTCGGCATACCAGTCAACCACACCCTGCGCTGCTGGTCGCGGAATGACGGTAACGCCGGTCGAGACACCGGTGTAGTCGACGCCATGCGTCCAGTCGTAATCAGTCGGGTCGATTTCCGTGACGTTGAAAACGATATCGAGATTAGAACGATCAACGACACTGTCGACGCGAAACAGCTTGTCGACGTAACCATTGCGGAAACTATTCCAGGTGCCGACGTCACCAGGCTCGACCACCCAATAAGCCGGCGGCAGCGGTAGCACATGCGTTCGCGCGCGCTGGCTTTCCTCCAGGCCCGACTTCTGCAAGCGTTGCACTTGTTCGGGATACGGTACGAAGTCGAATGACGGCGCCGCCATCAGTCGGCGGTTGCCGTCGCGCACCTCCAGATCGGTTCGGTACAGTGCCGGCGCCGTTGCGATTTCCCAGCCTTCATCCGGCGACGGGTAAGTGCCTTGAATGCCGTTGATGGAATCGGCTAGCGAAAAGAACGGCCGATAAACCTGTTGTTCGCTCGACAACAGATCGGCGTCGGTCCAGCTAAACGCCGGGCTATCAGGCTCCCCCAAATGGATCTTATAAAATCCGCCGATCTCGCTCAATCGGCCCTGGCACGCGGTCAGGATGGCTTCGATCGCGTTGGCCGGTTGCACTGAAACATTGATCTGCCCGCCGGATCGATAGCTCGGCTCGGCGCCTGATAGCCCGATCACCGTGGCGCGGCACTTGGCAATCTGCGCATTCCAGTTCGCCGCCGGCAGTCGCGCCGCGCCGGTCATGTTCTGCAGACCGAACACCCAATTGCCAGCATACTTGATGCCGCGCAACACGTTGTAAATCTGCACCGCCGGCAGGCTGTCACCGTCGCCGCCCCAGGTCGCCGGATTGGAATAGCGGTGCGAACCGCTGCCGCCGTTGGTCGAATCCTTTGACGGGTCATAGAGCGGGATGCCGCTCAAGACAAACTTGAATGATGGAAAGCCGGAAAAAATGGTTTCCGCCACCAGCGCGGTTGCAACCACATAACAGATGCCGGTGCCGATACGGTCGGCGCCATATGGCCGATCGTCTGACGATACCTGAGTAGTCAAGAACGTATCGGCCGCAGTCTGTGTGCCGTTATAAAATTTAATCCAAAGATGATCCTGGCTATTAGCGTAATATTGATCGAGCGAGGCTCCCCTATCCGGATCAACCCGGCCTGAAAATGTACACCGTTCGCCCTGTACCCACACCTCGATCAGTTGTTCGCCCGGCAGATCAGAAACCGCGATCACCTGCGTGATGTAGGCGTTCGGTGTCTGTCCGGCATGACCCCAATAATTAGCATAGGCCAGCGAACCGGCAGTCATGTGCTTACCGAGGCCGAATGATCGCGGGATATCACCGCCGGCGGCGAGCGTACCCTGTATTCCGAAATTGTCCTGCGTCGCCGGCGTGTCCGGTGTACCGGCCAGCGACTTCATCACCATGCTGACGCCGTAAGACGTCGCAATAGCCAGGCCAGCGGCTACCGCACTAACGACAAACGTTGATGCGCCGGCAAATCCGGCCGCCGTCAGCAGTATCCCGGCCAGTGCGGTGAAAATTGCCAAGCTAGATCGCTTTCAGGAAATGCCGCTCGGCGGCCTTAAAGCCGCGGCGCAGATAGAGCCGG